AGTTTCTATCAGCTAAGATATCTTCTTCTCTAGCTGTCATATACTTAATTTCTAATGTACCTTTACTTAATGGATTTGATTCAGGATATACTTTACCTTCTGATGGTAATGATATAACTTGTGTTGGAAAATCAAATGTTGCTGTTGCCTGCTGTGTTGATTGAGGTTGTGTTTGAACGGGTGTACCACCTCTTTGAATGTTTATGTTTTCTTCCATAATAACTTTTTGTTTGTTTTATATAACTATTTGTTTTTTAAATTTTTATTCTTCACCACCTAAATCAATTTCATCTTCCCACTCTTTTACCGATTTTGGTTTTCGTTTTTTAGGTTTATCTGGTCCTGTTGTGTATGGTTGATATTTTGTATAAGTAACATTACTACCTGATATTGGGAACTTTGCATTTGTTGTAGTTGTTAATGAACCCGTACCCCATGATACTAAATTAGGGTTAGAAATTGTAATAGAACCATATCCAGGCGTTGTTGTAACTTCAAATCCAGGTGATGTTGTTCCCGGTGTAGATGTTACTTTATATGGATTATATGGGTCTACATAGTGTGGATGTTGCCAATTAGGAAACGGGTTTATATTCGGAGTAGTATTGGGTGTTCCAAATGGGAAGCCAATAGTAGTATTATCATTTACTTTATTTAATTCCTCTTTGATAATATCCCATTGCTTTGGAGTTGGTGAATACTCATTACATGCCGTAATAAATCCTTTTAGCCAAATTGTAAATTCTTTTGATGTCATAACTATATATTTGTATATATAAATATAACGAAAATAAAAAAGGGAAACAAATATTGTCTCCCTTTTCTTTTTATATTTTTCTTTAGATTAGAATTCTAAGATTGCGTAATCGTAAGTAATTGTTAATGTAATCATAACTGGATCATTTGAACTCCAATCTACATCACCAAACTCAGCTGAAGAAATCCAAGCTCCTACTAATTTCCATTGCTCCACTTTATCACCCACAGGTCCTAACATATAGAAATCAATATTCTTTTTGTAGAAATCTGCATAACCATCTCTACCTGTAATAGATTCATGAGATGTTCTAATCCACTCCATTACCGATTGTGCACCACTTGGTACAACTGGATCGTATAAAGTGATAGTAATATCAGTCCAGTTTGATTTACCTTTGATTTTTCTCTTTAAGTTGATATGATCTAATTCTACAACTTCACTTTCTAACTTAGGTCTGTTTGCTGTTTTAACCATGTATGATGGAATACCATCTATTTCCATGATGAAACGATTTGCTAACTTTGGTTCAAAGTTTGTATAAAATATCTTATCAAATGATAATACGTCAGCCATTGTTTATTTCTCCTTTACTTATTATAAGTATATCTTTTTTTAATTATGCGTTAAAAGTTGCCCCAGTTGGTAAAACATTGAAATCAATTTGAATGAATTCCGCAGTTTTAGTTGGTTGTAAGAATATAGCACCTTTCATAATGTTTCTATCAATTACATCTGGAGTATTATTTGAATCATCCATTACCACTTTGAATGCGTACAACCCTTGTCTTTGTTGAATTGATTCTAAATAAGGATTAACCGTATTTAAGAATTTGTTTCTTGTATCAGTTGTATTTTGTTCAAACACTAAGTATCTACTTGTTGAAGCAATGTATTTTTTAACTGTGATTAATAATCTTCTAACATTAATTCTATCTAATGCAGATGGTCTAGCTTGTAAGGTTTTTTGTCCGAATGCTACGATACCTTGTCCAGGGAACTGAGCGATTGGATTTACTTTTCCTTCATATAAAGTATCTCTATCAGAATGCGTTAATCTATCTAATACTGCTACTGCACCAGTGATACCACCTCTATTCAAACCTGCTGGTGCGAACCACTCAGCTGATGTAGCATCGTTTGCTGCATAAACTCTAGGTAATAAAACTGAAGGTGGAATTGTGATTAATTTATTTGTATTTGTATCAATTGTTTTAACCCAAGGATAGTAAACAGCTGCATAGTTAGTATCTAAACTTTCTGCTACACCTACTACTGTTTCGATACCAGCACCTTGTCCTGCTGCATCCATAATATAGAATGTATCTGCTCTATTCTCACACACATCCATTGCGTATTGAGTTACATTTCCGTGTTCGTTATGATTAACACCAGGTAATACTAATAAGTTAATATCCCACTCATCTACATTTGATAATGCATCTAAACATTTTTTGTATGCAATTGAACCACTTGCTGCAGAAGTTGATAAATCAAATCCTTGAACATTTGTAGAAATAATATCTAATCCTTTATTAATTGGAGTTGTTGGATTTACACCATCAAAACCACCTTGGAAAGCAATTGTGAATGTTCTATATGAAAGTTGAGTTGAATTTGCGTTTGATGTTAATGATAAACCTACTTGTGCATCTAAACCAAAATCAACGTTAGAACCAGTTGTAGCTCCAGCAGGAATTGGATTTAAATAATATGTGTTATCCATATTTCCGTCTAAATCAATACCGCTAGTATAAATTGAAGAACCATTTGATTGTGTTGAATAAGTAACAACAGGAACTAATGCATCATTATCAGTTTTAACTGGTAATGTATATGCACCATGTCCAAATGGAACTGCTACAACAGGTGCATCATTTGTACTTACTTCTATTCTAATATAATTAGATTTATTAGTCCAATCACCTAATGTTGTTACTTTACCATTTGCATCAATTGTACTTACCTCATCACCGATTACTCTAGCGATATAGTTAGTTGAAGTTGGGTCTAAGTTTACATTATTATATTGTTCTAAAATTGTTTTTCTCTTATCAGTATCATCGTATTTTCTAACATATACTGAGAATGTTCCGTAATCAGAACCATTGATATCACCTGCTGCTTTAACATTACCAATAGTTACTTTGAATCTTGTATTTTCAGGATTACCATCTGCTAACGTATAGAAAGTGAAAAGGTCATATCTTTTACCACCAATTAATTGAGATTTAATCCAAGGTGTTTGAGCTCCTTGTGCATCTTGTCCTAAGAAATTTTGTGTAGGTAAGTTAGTTGCTGATGCAGTAACATCCATACCATGTGCTGTTGCATAATCTAATAAAGCTTTTGCTTCAGTAGTAAAGTTTGTATATGCATATGCTCTTTTAGCACCTTTAACTGATGTACCAAATACATTTTCAATTGATGCTACACTAGAAGGATTTACTGATGCTTCAATTGATTCATCTGCTGCATCTAATTGTGTTGCTGTTAATAAAAATGTACCATTGCTATAGCTATCTACAACTTCCGCTGAATCAAATCCAGTTTCAGTATATTCTGCACCTAAAGTTGTTGGATTCAATGTACTTACATATGATGATGTTACACCTAATGCAGAACTACTAATTTCCAATTTTATTGCAATTGGATTTTGTTGCTCATATCCACCGATACCAGCTACTCTACAAATAGTTACTAAACCGGTCTCTCTTAAATAATTTTGAGCGGTTAATTCTGTGTAATATGTTCCATCAGCTGCACCGAAAATATCTGTTAATTCAGATTGTGATGTTACGATTGTTGGTTTAAACGCTGGTCCTTGTTTGAAAGGTCCTACGATTGCCCCACCAATAGCTCCAACACCTTGTGCTATGTATGATAAATCGTTTTCTCTTGTAAACACTCCAGGTGATACTAATTTTTCAGCCATTTTATTTGTTCTCCTTATAAATTATGTTATAATATTCTAATATAAATATACAAACATTGTTGTAAAAATATATTATTTTGTATTTGTAGGTGTAAATTCTCCGGTATTAGTATCTAAGTTACCATCTCCGTATTCTTTTTGAATTTCACCTAAGAAGTTTTGTTCTTCTTCACCTAATCTAGCATATTCCGAAATCATTGCTTCTTCTTCTGCTTTAAGTGATGTTTGTTCTATTTTGTTTTTTCCAATTAAGAAAGTTAATTCTTGAAATTTACCTCTTAATTCCTGTAATTTTTGTAACTGCTCTGGTTTGATTTGTGCCATAGTTTTTTATATTTTTGTTCTATATATAAATATATATTTTTTTACTCAAACGATATTATAATCCGTATCTACCTTTTAAATTGTTCCAAACGTATCCTATTTCAGTTGCAGTTAATGCTCTTTGATAGAAAAAGAATGAACCTAAATTACCAGTATTATTTTGCATTAAATAAATATTAGATGTTCCAGTAGTTGCTGCTGCGGTTGTTGATGCAGATGCTACTTCTGAGTTGTTATTGTATATCTTTGTTGTACCAGCACCTGTTGTAACCGCAATCATATGCCAACCTGTTAGAGTTTGTCCCGCTACTGATGTGTTACCATTTGGAGTTGATGTAAATGCAATCGTTGCTGTTGTTGCATTTAATGTATAATCGGTTCCTCTACTTAATATATTACCTGCACTTGCATTTACAAAGGCTATAATAGTATATCCGTTTGCTAATGTAGTATTAAAATTTGTATTACCTGTACCACTTGTTAAACCATTTTGTTTAATACCATACTT